TCTAAAGCTGATATATCTACATCACACATATTAGACGCTAAAAGTTACTTTAATTCCAAGTTATAAGTATTTCCTTATATACCGTTTATCGATTAGTTATAATATTATTAGGAATCCTATTGACTAATAGTATTAGGAGTTCTAATATACACCTCATAGCCTAAACAAAGCTATATGACCCCTAGTTACCAGCGGTAAGTGGCTCCCTGCAAACCGCTGGGTTTTTAAAAGAGGTGGATATGAAGGATTACTTACTAACTGGCTTGCTTGTTCTGTTGCTATTTGCAGTAGGCACTATGGAAATGCAGGCCAAACCAAACAAAAAGGTTTGCCCTAATCCTAAAAGCATACCTGTTTGTGTTGGTAAGTCACCAGCAATCACGGACTGGACACAATGCGCAAAAATTAAATTTGTGAGGCACTGCTAATGAACACATACGATATTTCAGACTTTACCGATCTTGTGGCAGAGAAATCATTAATCGAAGCGATTAACGAAACCATTCCAGCCTGCACAGATGCAACGATTAATTACTTAACCAAAGTGTTAATTAAATACAAGCTTGCTGACAAAAAAAACGAACCAGCGCGACGTAAAGAATTAGCTATCCGGTTAGCGGAAGTTATTCGCCAGCTTGATTTAGAAGCTAACGACCTTAGTTACGAAGAAAAAGTAGCAAAAGCTTTAGCAGAAGAGAATCGTAAACAAATGAATGCCGACTACATTAGTGCGGTAGATCCAAGGTAATAAATTTATGCAAAACAATATTATTCATTCTGAAACAGTTAGTAATTCTTTACGTCTTCTTAAAGCTTTAGAGCAAGAGAAAGATAAAGTTATACCGCTTTTGGTGGAGCATGATTTAACTTTTAACGAATGGCTAATTTTGTCCACGATAGGTGAATACAATGAAATTAGTCCTGGTGAACTTACTTTAAAAATAGTGGGTGATTCAGGAAGCACAAGCAACTACTTAAGAAAGCTTGAAAAGCGTGGGCTAATTAAAAGAACTTTTTCAACGCTTGATAGACGACGCGTAAAAGTAGAATTAACAGAAACATCTTTAATTATATTGAGCGCAAATGAATAGCAACCGCGTCCCCAAAATCCTGTACGTCCAACATATGCGTACAGGTTACACATCCCTAGCGTGCTCCAACCCGCGCTAGGGTTTTATCTAAAAATAAATAAACAATAACGCTATGACAAAACAATTATGGAAATTTAGATTCGCTTTTACCATGTGGCACTACGGGTATGAATGGGGTGAGTGCTGGGCGCAGTCAGCAATACATTATGTATCACCCGTTGATGCTGCAAAAAAGTATTTAGAAAATGATTAGTAAAAAACTTTTAAAAACGATATCGATCATATTGCCAGTGATGATTATCGGCTATGTGTTGCTATACATATGGCTACCACTCTAAAGGAGAGAACAAGATGAAAAAACTACTACTTATATGTCTACTAACCTTCGCTAGCACCACTCATGCTAGAAACTTAAACGTTATGTTTTTAAACGACAACCCAGCTAATTGCGACTTTAGATCATTGCATGATGCTAGACAAATGCCAGACGGCAGTTTTGCAAGTACATTTACCTTACGATTTCTCGGCGAAGGTGCTGCGGCTCAGTTTATAAATCGACTTGAACGTTTTAATCAATTAGGAAATTTCACCGTTGATCAGATTACTTTAGGCACTATCAAAGATCCATTTAATGCAAGACTCGACCAAGTAGATAAATTCAACAAAATGAATGGAAGATTCGGCAGGAAAGCAAGAAACCGCTTTTATGAAAACGGTGTGTTTAATTGTGTGAATGATTATTAGAACAATGGCAGTGGGTATTCAATGCATTGTGTACCACATGGTAAGGCGGGTCGATGGTTATATTAAATAAGAGTCATAGGATGCTTAGCGAGTTCAAATCAAGCCGCTGCCCCCTTTTTTAAATAGGAATATTATGGAAAATACAAAGAAATGCCCAATATGTGGGAAACCTTATAAAACATTTTCACATACTGCGGCAGATCAATCGGCTTGCCCTAAATGTGTTAGAGAAGCAGAAAAAAATATAGACGCATTGCTTTCAGATTCGTACACAGATATGGGGTTAGATGTTGATTATTGTATGGATAATGATGTTGGTTATAAGTAATCATGAACTGCATAACCGCCACAGATTTTATTGAAGCTATGCCTAAACTTATATGACAAACAATCACGCTAAATATGTGCTTTTAAATAAGTTTACCGAACTTACCGCGAAGGTAAATGGAAAGATGGTCGTGAATATGTTAAAGATCCAGACGGGAAAATTCAGATTTACATGCCGGAGTATTATAGATGGGTAGAAAGCGGCAAAATGTCCGTCCCCATGGCCGTGGGATTCAAATAGATTTTATGTATTGTGGTAATCGTTATTACGAACAACTAGACATGCCAGCAACATCGGCTAACCTTAATTACGCTGAACGCTTTGTAGCAGAGATAAAAGATGAAATTAGACTCGGTACATTCAGTTATTTAAAACACTTTCCTAAAAGCAAAAAAGCACGTTCTATACACCTTAACCAAGGCGGTTTGCCGATTCCTCAAGAACTAGAAAAATGGTTAGGCATTAAACGTCGAGAAGGATTACACCATAGCACGCTTGTTGACTATCAAAACTCAGTGAATATTTTAGGTGATTACTTTCATGGATACTTCATACCAGAATTAACACGTAAAGATATTCGAAAATTTTGTGATTCAATTGAGGCTGGACAAAAAAGAATTGCTAATTTGCTTATCCCATTACGCGGGATACTCGATCAAGAAAATGAAGACGACGACAATTTCAAGAACCCCATAAAAGGCTGGAAATATAAAAAGCGTAGCATTGGAAGAAAACGAGACAGTGCAGATCCTTTTGATAGCGCCGAGAGAGAGGCTATCTTAAAAGCTTGCAATACTGATCTTGAATATCACTACTTTAGAATAGCGATGTATTCAGGCATGCGCCCCAGTGAGCAAATTTGTTTGCTTTGGGAGGATGTTAGTGCAGATTACATACATATTCGACAAGGCAGTGTTCATAGAGTTGTTGATGAGCCTAAGACCCATGGCAGTATTCGCGATATCCCCATGGTTCTCGAAGTCAAAGAGTCCATCGCGGCATTAAAGCTGCTAACTAGACTTAAACCCCATGGGCACGTATTTGAGCATCCTAATACAGGGCGACCGTTCACAACCAGCAAGGTCGTATATAACATATGGCAACCCATAATCAAACGAAGCGGTGTGCGATACCGTGAGCCTAAACAGACAAGGCACACATTCGCATCAATGCTGTTATCGGCTGGCAGACCACCCATTCAAGTTTCATCCTTGATGGGTCACTCAGACACCACCATGGTACTTCGTGTGTATGGGAAGTGGATTGATGAAGGTCGTGAGAAATTGGCGCGAAATCTGTCGCAATGGGAGGTCACATGAGGCAGTGTGACACACACCAGCACATAGAGCGCTTCTCTAAGTGCTTGATTTACAACAAGGTATGGCGGAGTGGACGGGATTCGAAAACGTCGCCATTTCAACTAAATCATATACTTAAACGCTCTCTGGCACAATATTGGCGCAATTATAGCCGATAAGAATAGCTTAAGAACGTGGGGAAAGCGTGGAAATAATTAAATAGGAGAAACCATGGGTAAAAGAATTAGAGTCGAGAAAAGCGATCCACCAGAGAGCAAGGTAGTGCTTGCAAAAGCCATTATTGATATTGGCGAGGCTGTTAGGAAGCTCAATCAAAGCGGACTAAACAAAGACGCTATAATCGTTTTACTCAAAGAAAAAACCAAGCTGGGTAAAGGCACTATTGAATTAGTGCTTGATAGTTTGCCTCAGCTAGAGAGCTGGTATTGCAAATGAACCTTCGGTTAAAAGCCGAGCATGGATTGGCTTATGTATCACCTTATGGCGCTCACTAAAAAGCAAAGACTAGAAGTTTGGGGTAAAAGCGGTGGACTCTGCTGGTACTGTGGTGATGAGCTACCCGAAAAAGGCTGGCACTGTGACCACCTAGAACCGGTTATGCGTAGGCAGAATATTGTGCAAGTAGATGGTCAAGTGCAATACAAGAATGGCTCCCCTGTCTATAAGCAAGTAATGGAGCGCCCTGAATTGGACACGATAGATAATATTGTTCCTGCCTGTAGACGATGTAATTCATTCAAACATTCTTGGTCGCTTGAAGACTTCAGAAGAGAACTTGGGTATCAAGTCGAAAGGGCTAGAAAATATTCGGTAAATTTCAGGAACGCCGAAAGGTTTGGATTAATTTAAGAAACTGAATCACCCGTTCTATTTTGGTTTGAAAAAACCAACCAATGACTAACCCCTGAATGGAATTTAGGTATGCGCTTATGAAATGTAATTTCTGCGGACATGATATGAATGAACCTTCTTTGTTGAAAATTGTTTGTGTATTAGAAGCTGACAAGAGACGCTCAATTTACGAAATCGGTGACAATGACGGTCTAGGCTCTGGCGTATTTACGACCACATATCGTGGAGGTGATGACGCACTTAAATTTTCTTACAAAAGAGCAAAAGAAGTTGAGTCAACCGGATTAGTAAAAGAGGTTGTCAATTGTAAAGGGTTGTTTGAGCGTGTATCCAATTATGTGTGTAAATGACTAACCCCGTGAATAGGATTAGTTAAATTAATTATGGAACTTAGATGGAAGTGTCACTATGAAGAAAGGCATCGGCCAAACTCAAGAGTTTTAGTCGGCGCGAGAATTACCACATACAAACACCTTGTTAGGGTTTTACAGTATAAGGATGATTCGGGCAAGTGGGTGGATGTACCAGAAATTATTGATGACTAACCCGTAAAGAGAATTAGGCATGAGCCAAGACAATAAGATTATTCTTGTAATTATAATTTGCATATTTATGGTATGCGCTACATTCACAATTAATAATGTGCTTGATTACAACACTAACGATAAATTGTTGGCTGACTCAAAGTTAGTTAACTGCAAATACAAAGAGATTACTGGCACTTTGTATGATTTCAACCAAACATTATGTGATGTTAAGATTGATTATCCAAGCGAGTAAACCATGATTAAAAGTATACTTATAGCAATACTATTAATAATTTCCTTTAACGCATTTGCATGTGATGAAAATAGCACTGAGGGACATACTCACGATGAAACAGGAAAAATGATCACTTGTGAAGACTATCTTAAAATACAGCGACGAAATAATGACATCCAATATCTGAATCATCTTATAAATGATCTCGAACTAATGAAAACAGAAAGACCAAACAAAATAAATATATACACTCATCGTCGCATGATGGAGTTTGTATATAAAATTGCAATTAATCACTGCAAAATAGAAAAAACAGAAAGTAAGATTGAATCAATAAGAGATAAGTATAGTTTTTTTAAAGAGGACAATCTTTTGGATAAATACGTTTATACATGTATTCACTTTGTTGAAATAGAGGGAAGCAATTCGAGAAATCATGAGTGATAGATTAGATGAAATTAAAGATATGTTTACTGCATACCAGTATGATTTTTCAAATTGTGATGAACAATGGCATGCAATACAATACCTAATCCAGCAAGCAGAAGAAAACGAAAAGCTTAGGGCTAAGGTTGAGGAGCTTTCTAGAAAGAAATATGTAAGCGGAAAACAAATAATGAGAGAGTTTGGAGCAGATAAAACCTTATGAAGCATATATACGGTAGAATATACTTTACACATTTCTTTGACAGCACATGCGGTTACGGATTTGGTATGGTAGAAACACTAGATCATGAGATCGTATCTGACACTAGAACAAACTATAAAGTAATTTGCGGACTATTAGGTCTGTATATTAAAGAGTAAATAAAACCTAATGTTCTGGGCGAGAGTGATTATTAAGTATTGGAAGTTGTATATAGCTATATTAGTTATAGTCTTTATACTCGGCGAAACCGTTCTCGACTAACCATTTATTAACATCAATATCATTTAAAAAAATATCAGCAAGATAACGACCGTACTTTCCTTTTTTAAAGGTTCTTATAATTACATCTTGATCTAATATCAAAGAACGTAAAGCATCCCTTGAAATAATGCCTTGAGGTTTTTCATCGCCTCTTAATTCTGGCGCATTAATCCCAAGCAAACGAAGTGCGATATCTCTACCCCATCTACCAAACCCGAAATCTATATCTGCACGCACCGTATCGGCATCATAAACAGAAACAATTTTAGCTTTGTAGTGGTAAAGTTTATCAATCATAGATTAAGTCTCAATCCAAGCAGCTCCATCCCAATACCTAATAGGCTTTTGCTCCCAAGCAGAACCATTCCAAACCCTTATTGGCTTTTCCTCAAAGACCGTTCCGTTGTAAACATTTATTAAGCCTCCTGGTTGTGGAGCATCTTGTAAACTATCAAGATTAACCCCCCAGAAACCCGCCCAGCCAACCTGGATATGTACCCTTCCAGCATGCCCCTCACTGCCTGGTAACTCCGTACAGCTAACGCCTACATCGTCATTGGCCGCTACCCGTAAGAATCCTAACGTATTAGCAGACCAGCCAAAGGTGTCCGCTGTGCCTTGATTGCCACGTAAGTAATCACCTGCTTGTGATGTTAAGTCTTCAACACCATTTAAAGTATGTTGTGCAAAACCTGTGAATCGTTGCCCACTGCCTACGCTTTCAGAAGCCGCTGAAATATTAGCCCCTAATAATACATCGGCAGCTCTAACGCAATTTACCGAACCACCAGCGGTAAACATTTCGCTATCATTAAAGTCTAATGGCAGCGTTACATCCACAGGCCCTGTGGTTGCTATATTTTGATTAAGGTTACCTGTGCATCTGAATATTTCAGCACTATCATTTAATTCCAATACAACGATTGCATGGTCACCAAAATTAGGGTTTGTTGCATCAATGCCAGCGCCGCCCTGCCCATTACTAACCCCATCGCCTCTGTAGCAAATTTGCTCAATGGTTATATTATTGCTTGTTGTTTGAATCGGCCATGTAAAAATATCGCCCGACTCATCGTCAGAACCACTTCTATAGTATGAATATGCTTTTGCAGCATGCTCTAATGAACCGTCAATACTTAACCCATGCCAGCGTTGCGTTCTGCCGCCTCGACCCTCAAAAAACTGCGAACCAAGAATTAAACCTTTTTTATTATCTCCTTTGAAAGTAACCGTATTTCCAACTAACTCAATTGCATTAGCATCTGACTGAGCAACACTAGACCATCCTGGTACAATATTAGGCACAGTGCCGCCAAGCAAATCTGAATTACTAGAGGTGTATATTCCATAGTTGGAATAATCACTGAAAGGAATTACCTGTAGTTCTGACTGCTCAGTACCACCCGTTGCGTCGTCTGTATCCGCTTTCCATTGAAATTGAAATGTACTCGACGGGCTAGGATTATTAACAAACGCAAAGCATCTTACATAAGATCGGTCTTCAGAGTTATCTCGATTATATCCACCACTTGGGCCACCAACGAAGTCACCTGTGCCGCTAGACTGAATTATCCTACCTTGAGGACTAAAGCGTCCATTGCTGGTGTCATGATATTGATAATGACCAACAATTAAATAACCTTTTGCAAGATTATTTGCGGGAAGTGTTAATGTTGAATTTGAAGAATTAAAACTATAAACATTTGAATCATTAACAACCTGACTAGGAAACATCCCATTAGGCGCAGCCCATGATTCAGGCGCATTACCCGTTACAGCATTAACACCGCCCGACCACTTCCCTAATAAAGCCATCTAGCTTGTATCAACCCATAAATCATTTATAGAGGGGTTAGGTGGGGCTGTATCTGAGACTGTTATATCTACTGGTAAGTTAGCTAGAACCACTTGCAAAATATCATTAATCGAAATTTTTCCAGGAATACCGGAACGCTCAGCATAAAGCTCATCGTTTACTTGCGCTGGCATATTATGGAAGTGTGGCTAACTGGGTAACATTGAAAGTAACTTGCTGGTTTCCAGCATTAACTACAACAGGGTTTGTTGCAGGCGTTAATCCAGAGCTTGCAGCGCCGTGGTTATTTGCAAACATAGCAGGTGGCATAAGACCTGCATTTATAGCAGAGGCTAATGGAAGTATAGAGTTCGTACCGCCAGTATTCGTTACCGTTCCCTGCCCAGGTGCGGCAGTGTAGCCTAAGTCAGAACCGGACACCGAAATGTCTAAGCTCTCTTGTTCTTGAATCTTATCGAAAACATAAGGGCCAGTACTAGATACACGGTATACAGCCCATCCTGAATCAACACTTGCATCAGCCGAAGCATCCACAACGAAAACCCTGTCGCCAACATTCAAAACGCTTGCGCCTATAGCATCCCTTGCAGCAATATCCGCAGCGGTTACATCCTGAATCGCGCCAACAAATTCAGCAATTTGATCGGCGGTCATTTTATATTGAACACCGCCGCGTTCTACAATAAATAAATCATTCGTTATTAAAGCCATTATGATCTCCTTTAAGGAAGTTGAGGCAGGTTGTCAAAAATGACACTCTCACCGTTAAAATAAGGTAGTAATAAATAAGGGTCTACACCATTGCCAAATTTTATATTTCTCGAATCAAGCTCTATAGCCATCTCTCCTTCTGCTAAAACTGGATTATTGGCTACCCAGTTAGCAGAGGTGTCTCTGCGTTGCTGTATTTGTACAGACATTAAATTGAAGCGCCCCCATCTACCGCAGGAATGCCTCCGTAATTAGCGTCTGAATAACCGCCATCTAAATTACTTGAGCCACCAATACCTGCATGGCTATGTAATGCATCAGCGTTACTTCCATCTGAAAGCGTGTTTAAATTATTTAATTGCATGTCAGATAAAAAATTAAGATCACCCAAAGCATTTATTAAAGCTATTATCTCTAATCCAGTTTGGTCTGCTGTAGCACCTGTTTCAATTGTGCCCATCTTGATAGCGTCCGCAGTTGGATACCATCTCCGATTTAAACCTTCTGCAATATCATCAGCATCAATAACAACATCCGGCCCATCCATGCCGTTAACTGAGGCAACAACACCATTGCCTATAACAATATTCATTGTTGCGATGATATCTATTGCATCATGCACAGAGCGCGCAATTATTTCAGCGTGCTTTTTAGTGTCATGATGTCTTAGTTTTGGTTTTTCTACTGGCATAATTTATTGATAAATAAGCGTGTTACATTGATTTGTAGAATAACGAGCCTTAGTTTTGTCTAAAGTGCGCTCTTTATCTCTAGCCATTTCATACTCGCCATCTTTCCTGAATCTTATAATATCGTCTTCAGTGTCATATCTTTCTCGACGCAAATCTCTGCATGTTGATTTTTTATCTGTCTCTTTTATTGCATTAGTTAGCGTTGTTATAGCTGTAGCAAGCTCTTCATTGGCTTCTGCAATATCCTTATGGACTAAAATCTCATGATTTTCAGTCCATTCATCATGCTCATAGTGACTTACAACAAATTCATCAGCTGTCACTACAGCAGCTCTGATTGATAAAAAAGCACCCGCTAACGCGCCAATAAAAAGAAAAAACGACCAAATGGGATGTGCTTTTAATTTTTCTACGAAGCTCTTACCTGGCATATAGTTAGTAATTAATTAGCTTTAAGTTTCGCCCGACTAGAGTCGGCCATATTTGAGTATTTCTCAACAAGGTCTGCATCGCTTATCTCATTTTCACCCGATGCATTTAAGTCATTAAGCAACTCCTCATAACTCATATTTAATTTAGCTGATACACTTCTAAGTGTATTGATAGCACTAAGCGCCCGAACTAAATATCTTAAGTCGCTTTTTTTAGTTGCCATCTTTCGCCTCCAATTCAAGTAAAACTTTTTCTAGTTTTTCTAGCGTTAGTCTTTCGTTAATAATTGCTTGCACGTCTTGACCTAAATAAGCGTCATCAACTCTGTTATTAATTTTTGAAGCTCTCCGCTCATAATCTAATTTTTGAGATTCGGTTATCAATTCAGCATTAAACCGTTCCGCAATAGTGAAATTAAATTGCGTTTCAGTATTGTAATAATCAATTGCTGCACAAACCAAAGGGCTGCGTTTTTCTAAACAAGTATCGACAAATTCCTGATGCTTCTGAAAAGTCGTTCCGCAACCGACTATCGCAAGCGCGAAACTTAATAGTATTAAAAAACGCATCACGTTGATTTTTCAATCTTATGACCAATACCCACTAAGCCAAATGCTGCGCCAGCGGCCATTAAAGCTGAGGCAAGCTCAGGCATATTTAAGTAACTCAATATCGCTGAAGCGCCAACTAACCCTGCTGCTGCCCATGTTTTCCATCCTTTCATTTTCCAAAACCTCTACTGTTGTTGAATTTAAAAAACCTATGAAATAACCACTTATGAAAGTAGCTAACCTTTGCAGTTCTAAACCAAACTACAATTTGATAAATATCCCTGACAATACAATCACCAAGATATTCTAATTTTTCATCACTTAATGATCGCATTGCCTCTCTTAAGTTTTTCTGAAATAGCTCATCGTTAACTGAGTCTTGTTTTCCTAAATCATGTTTATGGCAAGCGCCACCTGTATGGCCAAAATTATCTTGAATAAAGTTAGCTGTCTTGCTGTACTTCAAAACAATGTCAGGTATTGAGCAAAAGCCTATAAAATCTTTCATAAGAATATTTCATTCATTCTAATAATCTCCAACCAACAAGCCTTGCGCTAAATGTTGCGTTAAGACTAACGGCTTGCCCACCTAGCCATTGAATCTGCCCAAGCAGGTTAGTAATTATTCTTACCTGGCCGCCAGCATTCTGCGTATAGGAATGCGCTGGTATATCAAGCATTCTTACTGAAAATGTAGCTGGGACATCCATTCCGTTAGGGCCAGTAATTACGCCATCTACCGTAGTGATGTCTAAAATAGCCTCAACATTAATACCGAGGGGGACTGATAACGCTACAGTTGCAAAAGAACTTACAACAAGATTGCTCCCCTCCACAATAGAATTAGTTAAAATAACTGTGTCGCCAAATATATTGAACTGTCTTATGTTTAATGATGAATCAATTAAGATTGAACCTATAAACCTATAGTGAACAAAATCACTTGCATCAGATAATAAATTTGATGCATCTATTTCAATATCAAAACCTGCATCAACTGTCCCATCAAGTTTTGCTATAACAAAACAATATAAAGTTTGATTTGCTGCAAGCGTCACACTTGAAGCTAAGCCGCCTAAGTTGTCACCTTCTTCCCAATCTGAATCAACAGCTTTTCTTATATCAGTATCATAATTAATTAAAACTGCCGCAGTAGAGTCTGCAATAACGCCTGCGCTAAAATTAATATCATGCTCAAGGTCTGCTGGGTGATTAGAAAGAATAGGGGCATGCGAGCTATCTGCTGTAGAAAATTGAGGCACTTCAGATATAACTAAATACCCAGTGGCTTGGCTATTAACAATATAAGTTTCTGATAATCCTGGGCGCAAAGTCCTAGTCGCACCAGGTAAGCCTGCTAATGTGTTATTCGTATTAGCTAGTACTACAGTTTGATTTTGTGAACCATGATTATTTGTAATAGTAACTCTGTACCCTCTAGTTGCAGAGTTTGCATCCATTAATGATATCGTTAAATTAGGATTAGAAAGCTCTAAGACTTGATTGTAATGACCTGCATTAGTTGTTCGGTCAAATGTAATCTGTACTGGCCCCTCATCCAAATGTGCCTGAATTTTTGTATTAATCTGGTCACTACGATTTCTTAATGGGTTGCCTATTTTTTGTAAATGCTTATCCCATTCAACTTCATTGTTAGGTGTTTCCTGTCCATCATCAGAAGGAGGGCTTGCGTTGTAACCAACAATTGGTGAATCTGTAATTCGTGTTCCCATAATATTTAACCTAAGTTATTCGCTAAAAATACTTTTCTCTTTTTCTTTTCGGTCTACACCTTTGCCGAAATACCAATAAATAAACTGACCGACACCAGGAATATTTCTAGTCGATCTTAGATCTCGCGGACTTTCTACTTCGCCAGCTATAGCATCCATCGTGTCTTCATATGCGTTATCAAATACACTAATAGGCGGCGCAAATACGTTTGCTGCTGCAGCTACTGGCCCTTTCTCAGTTGCGCGGTTTACTAGAAATCGTGATAAACCAAATGCACGCCAAAGGTTGGCTGTAACATTATCTTCAATGTCAATTTCTCGATTTAGCACTATATCTTTTAAGCTATCAGAACCAGCGCCAGCCACAGTAAACACGGCAGAATAACGAATTAAATTACCAAGACCTCTCGCCACTTCTTTTTTATCTTTGCTACCGATCTTGTTAAAGATATCTTTACGCACTAAATCAAGTTGCTTAATGGTGAAAGTTTTTAATGCGTAGAACACTCGTCCATTTGGATTTTTCAAATACGAAACTGGCATTTCAGACAATGTAATAGGTTGCTGATCAGAGAGCCTATTAAATAAAAATAATTTCACATTTTCAGTTAGATTTTTTTCCTCAAGGTCTTTCATTAAGGTGTCTGTTTCATCCCCAAACTCTGCACCATAAAGTCTTCTAAATTTATCTCTACCTTTGTCCGTCTTAATCAAGCTGCGACCTTTCTTAGCCGCTGAATTTATAGTTGATGTTTTACCAAGCCGATCAACCTTCTTAAACAAAGTGGCTTTAAATAAATTATCTAGCGCCTTTGCGGTAGCTTTATTCTCAGTAAACTCCTGCGCTATTTCAGTTACACCAATATCTTCTAGCTTAATTTGGTTACGACCAACCACTGTTTCTGCTGCTGACCCAAGTGTTCTAAAAATTCCATTTCGATAAGCTGATAAGCCCAAGTCACCTAATTGAGTTATTGCTGAAATAGGATTGCCAATTGTGGCCGCATAAAATATATTTTTTGTACCACCTATAATCTTGTTAGGGTTTGCGTCCCCTTCAAATCTTGCTTGAATTAATTTTTTTAATTTAGTTTCATCTTGTCCTGAAACCTTTCCTTCATCAACAAGCTTGGCCACCAAACCACCTACACTGTCTGTTTCTTTTGTGTCTAAGCTTTTACCAAAAAATCGATGCTTCTCAATCCCTGTTATTACGCTATCTATATAACGTAAAGCACTATCCTCAAATCCTGAATAATTTTTATTTAAGTTTTCATCAATTTGAGAAATGCTTCTTTTCTTTAAAACGCCAATATTTCCAACATCAGCGCCAGGGGTTCTGCGTCCTAATAAAACATTATTAATAATGTTTGATCGCTCAACGTTATCAAGTTTTCCGCCTTTGGCATCCTCTGCATTATTTAATGCTCGGTTTATTTTTGATTGTTCTTCAGAGCCTAGAGACTTTAATAATTTTTTATGATCCGATACCGACCGAGGCCAGAAATTATCAAGCCTTTGTGTTTTAAATCCTGCGCGTTTAGATAACGAAAATAAATCATCAAATAACTGTATCGTTTCTTCAAATCCATCCTCCAATTGTCGCGCCAGCTTGGGTGATTTTTTTGCAGCTTCTTTTATAATCCCGCGAGCTTGATCAAAATCACCATTCTTTACAGCCAGATCAAAAGTATTACGTTGTTTTTTATTGAACGCTTTTTTTGTAGCTTTTAAAAATGGATCAATACGTGCACGGTATCGGTTAGACTCAGTGCGTGTGCGCAATTCAAAACGCTGCAAAGATTGCGCAACATCTTCAGATATGGCTTTAATGCGTGTGCGTACAGGTACAGCAATATCAGAGGCGAATTGTCCAACATCCGTGTCAGACAAACCTTTAAAGGCTTTACCTAAAATATTGTTTTGAGTTTTGGTCGGCGGCGGTGTATTCGGCAGCTCACCTTTTGATAGCGCATCAAATCCCTCTCTGCCTGTAACTTCACTAGGAAAGATGGGTGGTTTATCTGCCGCATCAATAACTGATTCATTTTTGATTTTTGTCCTAACTGCTCCATTAACCTCATCAGTTACCTCATCCAATACGTCGCCATCTGTTTTGCCTAATAATTTCTTTTCCTTAAATTCTTTAACAACTTGGTCTTGTGTTTTGCCAGAATCAATAGCGGCTTTACTTATTACTGATTTACTGGTTTTTGTATCCTTACCATGTAAAGTTTTTAGGTCTAAACTCTGTCCTGATTTTTTAGCTTTAGATAGCCCCTTAAATTCTTTTAATGAAGAAAATAATAATCTGCCGGCAGCGTCACCAAGGACACCCAATATGCCGCCCTCAACAACATTCTTTAGTCTGCCCTCAGCATTTGAGTCTTCAAGTGAGGCTGCAAGATATTCATTTACAGGGTTCTCTAATTCAGGTACTGACTGAATTAAATCGGACAATCTTTCTTCGTGAGGATCAAATGCCACACCATCAGCAATAGCTCCATTTACAAAAGCTCTTGTTTTGTTTAACCCTTGCAAGGGTTTGGTTATTTTCCCTGCACCAACAAAGCCGCCAATGAATTGAGAGATGGGGCGCACTACATCCCCCGATGTTCTTGATGGCGCACCAAGATCAGGAACGTCTACATTTATTGCAGACTCTTGAACACCTTCAACTAACTCATCAGGGAGTACGACATCTGAGTTACCTGCAACAAACAACGGAACACCTAGCGGCCCCAAACTGGCAGAAAGCGTTACAAGCTCGGCTTGAGATAAAGATGTTAAAAACTTTGATGTTTCCCCAGCAAACTGCACAGTCTCTTCTAAGGCATCTGATAAACCGCCTACAATTTGTGTTCCAAATTCAGCGAAAATATTTCTTTCTGGTGGGCGTTCAACAGGCTCCTCAAATTTACTTAAGCTAGATGAGCCAGATCGTATGTTTAAATCTGCTTGTTGTGGGTTTAAAATTACATCTGGATTAGTAATAAAATTATCTAACAATACTTGCTCGCCACCATCGTCAAAATTATCAAATATATTTTTGACATCCTCTTGTGCAAATTCATCACTAAGACTTGGATCAACCTGTGTTGCAAGAAAACGTTTTTGCTGTTTTTTCAAACCAGCGAATTGATTGTCTAATTTATTGATTCTATTTATAATTTCTGGATTAGTTTCTGCGTCGTCTCGCAATTCTAACCTTTGAATTTCGCTAATAATTGGATCAATTTTGTTTTGAAAAAACGAATTTGTCCTTAATATATTTGCTTTGTCTTGGTCATCTCTGCCTTTAGTAGCTAAATCAAATAATGAATCAAAATCTCGGTTTGCGTCTACATTTAGTTCGCCAGGTGCAGACTTAGGAATTGCAGGCGGCTCGGAATTAGATACATTTTTTAATAAATCTTTTTGTTTCTCAGCGTCAAAATCTTGCGTTTCACTAATATCAAATACGCGAGCATTAGTTTTGTTTTTAATAATAGGCACAATGTTTGATAGATCATCTAATGATCTAGTATCAGAAACAGGAATTTCTCTACCTTGTTTTAAAGGCTTGGCTTCAGATAAATTAAAAATTCTACCTTCCTGCATTATTGAATAACCTCAATAAACTTATCGCCACTAACAAAACCAGTTACCGCCTCACCATTAATAATTCTTGTCTCAATCGTTCTGTTAGAGTTAAA